ATGTGTTCTATTTTTGGTGTGCTTGATCTGAAAAGCGATCCTGTTGAACTGCGTAAGAAAGCGCTGGAATTATCCCGTTTGATGCGTCACCGCGGGCCAGACTGGTCCGGCGTGTATGCCAGCGACAAAGCGATTCTGGCTCACGAACGTCTGTCTATCGTTGACGTCAACACGGGCGCACAGCCGCTTTACAACGCCGAGCGCACCCACATTCTGGCCGTTAACGGTGAAATTTATAACCATCAGGCATTGCGTCAGCAATACGGTGACCGTTACGCGTTCCAGACTGGCTCCGACTGCGAAGTCATCCTTGCCCTGTATCAGGAAAAAGGCCCTGAATTCCTGGATGAACTGCGCGGCATGTTCGCCTTTGCCCTGTATGACAGCGAGAAAGACGCCTACCTGATCGGCCGTGACCACCTCGGCATCATCCCGCTGTATATGGGTTACGATGAGCACGGCAACCTCTACGTCGCTTCTGAAATGAAAGCGTTGGTGCCGGTTTGCCGCACCATCAAAGAATTCCCGGCTGGCAGCTACCTGTGGAGCAAAGACGGCGAAATTCGCGAGTATTACCAGCGTGACTGGTTTGATTATGACGCAGTAAAAGACAACGAAACGGATAAAGAAGCGCTGCGCGATGCGCTGGAAGAAGCGGTGAAAAGCCACCTGATGTCTGACGTGCCCTACGGTGTGTTGCTCTCTGGCGGTCTGGATTCCTCCGTTATCTCCGCGATCACCAAAAAATATGCCGCACGTCGCGTAGAAGATGACGAGCGTAGTGAAGCCTGGTGGCCTCAGTTGCACTCTTTCGCTGTCGGTTTGGAAGGTGCGCCAGATTTGAAAGCGGCGCAGGAAGTTGCTAACCACTTAGGCACCGTGCACCACGAAATTCACTTCACCGTTCAGGAAGGGCTGGATGCGATTCGTGACGTGATTTATCACATCGAAACCTATGACGTCACCACGATTCGCGCTTCAACGCCGATGTACTTAATGTCCCGTAAAATCAAAGCGATGGGCATCAAGATGGTGCTGTCTGGTGAAGGTTCTGACGAAGTGTTCGGCGGCTATCTCTATTTCCACAAAGCGCCAAACGCCAAAGAGCTGCATGAAGAAACCGTGCGTAAGCTGCTGGCACTGCACCAGTACGACTGCGCCCGCGCCAACAAAGCGATGTCAGCCTGGGGCGTGGAAGCTCGCGTACCGTTCCTGGACAAAAACTTCCTCGATGTCGCGATGCGCATCAACCCACGCGACAAAATGTGTGGCAACGGCAAGATGGAAAAACACATCCTGCGCGAGTGCTTTGAATCCTACCTGCCGCACAGCGTTGCATGGCGTCAGAAAGAACAGTTCTCTGACGGCGTGGGCTACAGCTGGATCGACACGCTGAAAGAAGTGGCAGCTAACCAAGTTACCGATCAACAGTTAGAAACGGCACGCTTCCGCTTCCCGTACAACACGCCGGGCTCCAAAGAAGCGTACCTGTACCGTGAAATCTTCGAAGAGCTGTTCCCAGTTCCAAGCGCGGCAGAATGCGTACCGGGTGGCCCATCCGTCGCCTGTTCGTCAGCTAAAGCGATTGAGTGGGATGAATCCTTCAAGAAACTGGATGATCCATCAGGCCGCGCGGTTGGCGTACACCAGTCCGCCTACAAATAATCCGATTTAATTTCTTCAGTCAACGGGCCTTTCATGGCCCGTTTTTGTACGCTTAATTGACTGGGAATGCGTGCTTTTTGGCGTTTTTCTCACCATACTGTTCACAACCCAAACAAACGATACATTGAGGGCACTTTTCGGGAAAAAACTAGTTGACGCAATTAGGCCAACTACGCATAATGCGCCCCGCAACGCCGATGAAGGTGACGCGGAAAAGATGGCTACGTAGCTCAGCTGGTTAGAGCACAGCACTCATAATGCTGGGGTCACAGGTTCGATTCCCGTCGTAGCCACCATCTTTTTTGCGGGAGTGGCGAAATTGGTAGACGCACCAGATTTAGGTTCTGGCGCCGCAAGGTGTGCGAGTTCAAGTCTCGCCTCCCGCACCATATCATCTTCTCGGTCTGACATCGCTTTTCGAAGCCTGTTAGTGTTTTGTAGTGATTGGGGTATCGCCAAGCGGTAAGGCACCGGTTTTTGATACCGGCATTCCCTGGTTCGAATCCAGGTACCCCAGCCATTTCAAAACATATGCTGAAAAATTCGTTGTCCTGTTGGGGTATCGCCAAGCGGTAAGGCACTGGTTTTTGATACCAGCATTCCCTGGTTCGAATCCAGGTACCCCAGCCATCTACTTGATAGTAGAAGATTTGTTGAAGTGAAGTAACATTAGCAGTAGATTTGGCTACGTAGCTCAGCTGGTTAGAGCACAGCACTCATAATGCTGGGGTCACAGGTTCGATTCCCGTCGTAGCCACCATATTTTTGGGGTATCGCCAAGCGGTAAGGCACCGGATTCTGATTCCGGCATTCCGAGGTTCGAATCCTCGTACCCCAGCCAAATAAGGCTGATAAAACAGCAAGATACGGGGCGATAGTCAAAAGACATCGCCCCGTTTTCTTATGCGTGGCGACAAAGTGGCGACACGATTTTTTTATTTTCATTTCAGCTACTTCATAGGGTATTTTCTTTCAACACAAATTTGTTACGTTTGAAAAAGGATTTTAACTATGACCTCCCCTCCTGCGCCTAGGCTTGATGCTGAAAAACTGTACGATAACGCATTAATTTCTATCCAACTAGGCATAGAAGACTTTGAGCTATCTACTCTTCCTTCGGGAAATCAAGCGAGAGCACTCTCATCAGTGAGAAACCTTTTCGCTGGAATGCTGCTTTTATTCAAATACAAAATTGCTGCATCGGTGAATGATCAGGCAGATGCTTATACGATTATCTTTAATCCCCCGCCTATCGTGCCCGAATCTGATGGTAACGGTGGTGTTAGATGGGTTCCGGATGGAAAATTCAAGAAAACAACTATCGATGTCCAAGGCATTCAACAACGTTTCGAAGGATTCGGCATCGACGTCGACTGGGATGCAATCAAAGAATTACAAGATTGTCGAAATCACCTAGAGCACTTACATCCTAAACATACATATGGAGAGGTAGCAGGTTTTGTTGCCGCCCTATTCCCTGTCCTGAGCGATTTCATTACTAATGAGTTGCAAAAAGTTCCATCGGATGTATTAGGTAGAGCTTGGGATAAGATGCTTGCTCATAAAGATTTCTACGATGAGAAACTTGCTGAATGTGAAGAGACGTGGCAGTCAGCAGATATCCCAACTGGAATGCAAACCTATCTATATGACTGCAATTGCCAGATGTGCGCATCGAAGCTCATTATGGCAGAGCAGGCAGACTTGGATTCAGGATTCACTGTTGTAGAGGATGAAGATAAATTCAGATATCGCTGTATGAGTTGCGGTTACGCCGACTGTATAGCCCCAGAACTCTATCACGCTTTTCATGTTGCCAATTATCATGATCCTCGCGATGGCAGTGAGCCAATTTATGAAACATGCCAACAATGTGATCATGATACCTTTTTGATTTGCGAACAAGAATGTGCTTGGTGTGATGCTACCCTTGAATACAATGAGTGTGAAGTTTGCGGAGCTCTTTTAACGCAAGATGAGCAGGATAACGGGGGCTTATGTAGTTCCGATCAATATATTCGCGAAAGGTTTATGCGCGAAGATTGAGAATATTTTTCAATTTTTTTGAAAAAATAATGCCCTAAAGCCCGCGATATTACTCGTCTCGCAGGCTTTTTTTTCGTCATCACCGCGCAGACGAAATCCTTTCCAATTCACATAAATCAAGTTTTTTCCTTATTTATCTGAATGTTGAAAATATCCTTAGATCCTCAAACGAACCCTAAAACTGAAAAATACTGAAATCCCTTTCAATCTTTTCAGTTTGAGACTTTCACCCCCCCCAGCAGTGGCGCGGGCTGGCGTACCCGTTTGTAGAAAAATAAAACTGAAAAATGTTTATGATCCGAAAACCGCAGGCGGGTGCGGTGTAGCGCCGATTTTGTCATGCGGGCGTTCATTTTGTGCGGGCGCTGGTTGCGCCTGCGTGGCGTGGTGAAGCGATCTATTTTGATGTGACGTGCGGCATATCTTGGATATGTCTCGCCATATGGCGTGTTTTAGGCGGGTTTACGCGGAAACAAAAAAGCCCGCTTGCGGCGGGCTGGTTTACGTGGTGCCGATTATCCTATCACCGGCCTGTATTTCGTCTGCAATGCACCTGAGCGGGTGCCGGTTGCCGCGATAGCGGAGGCGTTAAGCGGCGTGCCGGTGTTCGTATGGGTGTGTGCGGCCGTTTGCGCTGCCAGCTCCTGCACCACGTCCAGCGTGTCTAACATCAGTTGCATAACGTTAATCTGCTGGCTACCTACCCACACAACAGGCGCGATAATATCCTGCCGCGTGCCGGCTATGCTGCTGCGGATTTGCCCGATTTTCTCCATCAGGCTTTGGCCAATGTCTATTGTTGCCGATTTGCCTACGCTGGCCACATAACCCGCCTGCGTCGCCAGGCTATAATCCCCTTGTGCTATCTGCACAATCGCACCAGCCAACAACGTGGCCGAGCCTAACACGCGGGTTTTATCCGTCGCCTGTATCGTGGTTTCCCTGGTCACGATGGTGCGCTGCTCATCGTCTGCGGTCACTACACGACGCATAGAGGATTCATTGATCGCTTGGTCGGTCTGCCGTACCCAGTCCCCCGCCACCGTCACGCGCTGCGACACTTCCGCCCGCTGCTGCTGTAGCTGTTCGCCAGGCTTAACATCCGGCAAGCTATGACCCTGCGCCAGCGTCTGCCGCACAAACGGCTTATCCGGACGCCCCTCAGTAAACCCGATTTCTACCAGCGTCCCCGCAGGCGGAAACTGAAACATGCCCGATTCACCGCCCGCCATCGGCACCGGCAGCGGCACGGCGGGATAAATAGGCGTGTCTTTGGCCGGATTGCCGTCAGCGTCCAGCAGCTGCACATCCACGGCATAGCGCGGGCGGAATGGATCGGCAATATCGCCACTGGTAACCGACTCCGCAGGCGCTTCCACGCGGGCGAATTTCGGCAGATGCAGCCCAGCGGATAGCTCAGGGTACGCCGCATCAATCTGGCGCTGTGCGGGGGTTGTCGATACCCGCTTGCCAGTTGCCACGCTGACAGGCTCCCACGCGATGGCCATATCGTCATTTTCCAGCCTGACCGATTTCAGGCGCTGGCCATTTACCATTACACCAGGGCGCACCGACTGGATAAGCGGCAGCGTCATGCTATTGCCCGCCACCTGGCTTTTACTGAATTCTGCGGGAATATTGACGGGCTTTTCAGCAAACATCGAGTGTGCCCAGCTCCCCACGTATAACCCGCCATCAGGCAACGGTTGCCAGACATAATCGTCAATACCGAACGCCGCGCCGATGTTGGCCAGCAGCTGATAACCGGTGCCGCTGTGCGTAAAATGGGGGATCGGCGTCGTCACATACGGCGCATCCGGCAGATGCACCGTCAGCCCGCTGTTTTCTTCCAGCCAGGTGGCCAACTGCTTTAACGTGGGATGCTGAAACGAGCACGGCCACATTCTTTCAAATATGCCCGCCAGTTCACGCACAAACAGCCGCTGATAGCCGTTCTCTGCCGGCTGCGACCGTTCAACGTACCCTGTAAACCAGCGCAACACAAAATCGGTGTACCCCACATCCAGCCGCACCACTTTGCCAGTGCAATCCGTGTCGGTTTCTGCCGTGATGAAGCCGCGCCCGCAGGCGTTCAGCTCCAGCACCATATTGACGCCGACCAGGTGAACCGCGTCACCGGATAGCATCAGTCGTTTAACGGGTTTCATCCCTCGCTACCCCCTAACGAATCATTAACCGGTTTCAGCACGGTGCGTTCAAACCAGCTTAATTGCTCGTCGCTTTCTGCTGCTGAACCGCTGCCGCCTGCGCCTGGCGTCTGTTTTTTGGCGTCGGTTTGACTACCGGCGCGGGCATCGCGCTTTTCCGCCACACTGATATGCTCACGCAACGTAAACGTAACCAGCCACGCCTGTTTACCATCCTGCTTAGGCGCATCAATCGAACCGGTGAATGTGGCCAGACGAAAATTAATCGCCTGTGCCGTGTGGTTGGCCACGCGATAGCGTTTCATCTGTCCGCCCTCTTTCGCCTCAGCCAACGCCCACAGCCGCGTTAATACTTTCGCCTCGGTGAACGGAATAATGCCGGATACGCGCAATTCTTTAGGCTTGATCCCCTGCTCGGCACTGGCCGTGCTCGATGTTTGCCCTGACTGGTCTTGATCCTGAAACTGCATAGACGGGGTAACGGTGAGGCTTTTTAGCGGAATAGCTTCGCCATCAAGGGCGAGTGTAATTATCTGGCTCATGGATCATGCCTTCCAGTGCATCCAGTGAATCCCCGACAAACATCATCGCCGCCGTGTACACGGCAGACGGCTGCGGGATATTTTTCACCAATTCAGCCGCGATCACGCTGCTGTGTCCTTTTCCTGTAAACACCCAGGCGCGGGCGCTTCCCTGCTGTAATTCACTTAAACCCTGACTGATTTTCGCCAGCATGTTGCCACGTTCGGCGGCAAAGCTGGCCAACTGGCTTTTGATACCGTCAGCGCTGGCCGACACCGCCGCTTCTGTCTGTGCTTCAGCAATTCGCTGCGCGTTCAGCGCCTGGCGACTGGTTGGCACCGACAGCGGCACCGCAGCAGGCAGCGCCTGGCTTTTGGCAGGCAACTGCATTTTTACCCTGTCCAGATCTGCCGCTGCGCTGGCCAGGCGGGCAACCTGCGTAAAAGCCGGTGCCGGAAAAACGCCGGTTAGCTGCGCCAGCTGCTGCATAAAATCAGCCGGTGCCGTGCTGCTGACCATAAACACCGTAACGGCAGTTTCATCCGCTGCGGCCTGCAACCGGCTGGCCAGATATGCCACCGCGTTGACGGGACTGAGATAGCTTCCTGCCCCTGCTTTCTGGCCAACGCCGTAGACCCACGGATGCACCGGCACGATCGCGCAACTGATTGCGGTCATATCGGCAGGAAAGCGGATATCCGCGATGCGCCACATTACTGCGGCGCCTCCGGCCAGGTGATATCCGGTGCTGTAGTGACGTCGATGCGGTTCAACATCACACGATAGGTTTTCCATTCCTTCAGCGATGTTTTTTCTTCATCCGTAGCAATGCTCAGATCAACAGCATCGACCAATGGAGAAATGGCCGCATTGGCTAACATAAGTAATGCTGCTTTTTGTTGCTCAGCCGCTTGAACTAATTCAAGAGTTGAAGGAGAAGGCGCGTTCTGCCAGCAAGGAAGCCCATACTTATCAGAAGATCGGATCAAACCAGCGGGTGCGACATTTGCAGCGAACTCGGAAAATACGTGCTCGTCAACGTCAAGACCATCATCGGGCCACGTTCCCGCACGTTGATACCGCTCTTTTAAATCAACAGGATAAAAACTATTTTTAGATGCACTGTATATATATTGCATATTAATACCCTATAGCCATCCAATACATAAGATCTCCCGTTAACTGCCCACATCCCGCCGTGAATTGACGGTTATCTAAAATAAATGCGGTAGTAACAGAACCATCCCACGGCGCACCGTTTCTACGCGTTGTTGTGTTAATAACAAAACACTTGTTTGGGAATGGAATAGGGAATGTTCCTGCGCTATTTTCATTCATCATCCCCCATTGCAAAATCATCCCACCCGGAAAGATTTGATATCCATTTTCAGATATCAGTCCATTAAATCCAAGGTCAGCCAACGAGATATCACTCGTTCCGTCAAACGTTGCACCCGCAATTTTACGCGCCGTCGCCAGCTTTGTGGCAGCAACCGCCGTCGCCGTTTTCAGCAGATAGCGACCATCGGCTTCCGTTTTATTCCAGGCGTTAACGTCCCCAGCCAGCAAATTCACATCAGCCGATAGCGGTTGACCATTAACTCTAATAGAGCGCAGTGCATATTTCTGCGCCGCTTGCGTGTCCGTCAGCGCACCAATATTGGCAGGGGTTAAATTAATATCTGCCGTCCCATCGAATGCCACGCCATTGATTTTCCGCGCCGTGGCCAATTTAGCCGCCGCTACCGCCGTTCCGCCAGTTGGGAGCGCACCAATCGATTCTGGCGTAGTACGAATTAACTTCCCTGTAGGCTTTGCCATTGATTACCTCACAAACTCAATCGATAACACATCCGTGCTTTTTACCGCTTCAGCCAGATATACCGTATTTGTCTCGACGGTATAGGCATACCCTTGCGGCTGGTTCACACCATTAATATGCACAGAAATCACATTAACATTGCCCACCGGAAAAGACGTTTCACCGCCTTTAACGGCTGGGCGTAAATTTTCAATCACCAGTGACGCGTTATCGCCCTTTGCGCCATCGTTAACGTTAAAAGAAACTGCGGGTAACGATTTGCCCTCACTGGTTTTAAAAATGAGCGAAACAGTGCGGCCAGCGGCCATAACTTACCTCACGCGTTTTCTTTAATCGTAACCTCAACACCGGTGATGCTGACACCCTGATCGCCTTTGCCACCTTTCAACTCAGCCAGATATTGCGCCTCGGTTTTATTCGTATTTCCGGCCTGCGCCTTCCATACCTCATAGGCGCTCGCGCCATCGGATACCGTGAACGCGGCGGGTAACGTTTTCCCGTCTGAGGTTTTAAAGTTTAATGTCACTGTGCGTGTATTTGGCATAATTCCCTTCCTTGTTTAAAAACTTAATTACTGACGTCAATCCCAGTGATTTTCTGTAATGCACTTTCTGGCAAAAATAGCCCTGCATCCGTTCCGGCTGCAATCAGGTTATTTTTATCGCGGCTTAAAAAATCAGTTCCCGTTAATCCTCTGACCTCCGCCCGCAATTTATCAATTTCATATAACAGCGCGTTGGTTTCACTATCGTTAGTTAATGCCCCTTGCGTTGACAGCGGCACATTAAAAACCACATTAACAAAATCACTTTTTAGCAATGCTTCGGCAAACGTGATGATATTTTCTTCCAGGGTATACGAGTAATGCAGTGCCTGCTCTACCCCGTTAATAAAAATCATACAGGCGTTGAGCGTATACGGTGGGGATAGCGTTAACTCGCCCCCTTTCGCCGTGTATTGCCAGGCTGACAAATCCGTTTTTATGGCATAGCGCGTTTTGATATCGTCAATATCCCGATCGTAACGTGCACCCAACACACGCAAATCAGTAACATTACCGGCCGCATCAATGCTGGCAATCGGGGCGACATAATGCGCAAACCCCGCCGCATCAAGATAGTTTTTCAGGTCATTGGCTGCACTCAGCTTTACCGCTGTTTGCCATTTGCCTACCACACTGCCCTGATAACTAAAATCGGCATAGATCTTGGTAGAACGTAGCCCGTTAAGTGTGTGTTCTTGCGTCAGTTCGCCACGCAGCCCGCCGACATACCCGATCCCTTTTCTGACCGTGTATTTATCGCCAGCGCGAACCACCTCAAATCCTGCCGCCAGAAAAGCCGCATTGCCGAAATTATCTAACGTAATCAGGCGCTGCATTTCATCAATACCGGACAGACGGGCGGAAAAATCAATCTGCCACGTTTGTGCCGACACGTTGATTTGTGTTGCGTCCGCTGCACCATCAAACTGCATCGCCAGATTGCGCGTCAGACTATTGCCCTGCTGGCCGTTCTTCGTCTTGACCTTCTGCTGGGTGCGAACGTGAACAATCATCAATACCGTGTTGGTTTTACTATCGACCAGGCCGATCCAGTTGTAATCCCAATCGCCTACGTTGGTATCGAGTACCACCGAGTACACCACCGCGTTATCGTTCAGCACTCCATACTGCGTAATATCTGCCGTGTGTTTAATCGTCGCCGCAGTGGGCATCCCTTCATCACGGCTCACCGGTGCGGTTTCGTCCTGGTTGGGGATCAACGCAAAAACAATTTTGTCCGGCACGGCAGGCACGCCGTCCAACACCTTGTTCACGTTCCACGCCTCAAAGGCGCGGGTTACTACACTCTTAGCCATCGCATTCCCTTATAAACTGGCAGTGTGATATTCCGTCAATGCAGAAAAATCCGGTGCCGCAGCGTGCTGCGTGAGCATCACCAGCCCATGCCGCGTATCGGTGTCTGCTGAATAATATTCCGCACTGTGCGAGAACGTCCCCGCGTATACGCGAGTTGTCACCTCATTCAACACATCAAAATTGTAACGGCGGCACGTCCTGCCGTACTGCCTGACCAGATTCATCATCAGCATGTTATACGTGCTCAGCTGCTCATCGTTGATGCGCACCAGAATCACATCCCATTCATAACCGGCCTGACGCTCTTTCAACTCAACCGCGCCCACGTCCAGCCGCGCAAAGATGCGGATAAATCCGGCCACGCTGCCCGCATCCTGTGCGTTGATAAATGCCCATTTCACCCGCTTGCGGTACAGGCTCAACGGTTCACCGTTAAACCGTTCGATATCCCGCTGATAGGCCAGCACGTTAAGCAGCGGCACGGGGCAGGTTTCCGCGTCCAGTTGCTGCAACGGCCAGCGCATCCAGTCGTTCACCTGCTGCCAGTAGCGTTTACTGGCGCGGAGTAATTTGGCCGGTTCGCCCCCGTCCATCCACGATGGCAAGCGCAGGCTTTCCAGTTGCTGACGGAAATCAGGCATTTTCAATAACCACGGTTAAGCCACTCAGGCGCGGCACACTCAGATCGCTGACGATATCGCCCTGGGAGAACGTCAGCGAATCAATCAGCGCAAACTCGCGATGCAGCTCCCGCCCCAGATTGGAAAATGAAAAACGGTCATACGGCCATGTTCGCTTAACGTCATACTCGCTGTTTTCCCGAAACGCGCAGCGCACCAGGTTGTCACAGCCGTTGCGTAACGCGGTGAGCTCGTCGGCGGTCACGTTGGCCAGATTGTTCACGTACAGCGTAACCGTCAGATCATGTAGGGTTTCCGGCATCGCCATGCACTGCATATCATCGCCGTGCCCGTGGTTGCCCTGCGTCGTGATGTAGTCATTCACCGCCGTGATAAACGGCGCGGAAATCACGCCCGAATCCAGTAGCAAATACGCATTGGCCGTACCTGGACCACGCGGCGCATCATGAAGAAAGAAAATCCGATCAATGCTCAGCCCCGCAACGGCGGCGATCATGCTGCGGTAAATGGCGTCGGTGTGGTAATTGCCGACCAGGTTGTACTGGTTGCGGCAGCGATCGCGCAGGTCATCATCAGACTCCTGATCGGCACCTGGACGGATTAACCAGCCTTCCTCGTTTTCCGCCCGCTCAATACCATCAACGCCAACGGGCAAGATGCGGTAATAGCCTGGCGCCAGATTGAACGCGCCACCCTCGCCGGTCGCCGTCACCGGCACCAGTCCGCTGGCGCTGCCTGCGGGAATGGTGGTATCGACAGTGACGCGCACACTGTATACCTGGCTGTTAATGCGCTCGGTCTGAATAACCGTTCCAGCTGGAACCAGTACCACCTGGCCAGCGTTCAATTTAAAGAAGCGGACCGCCCCGCCCGCTGCCGTGGCAGGCTTGCGGCTCACATTGACGCCCCAGGCAAACAGATCCAGAAATCCGCCGGTTGCCGTGGCCAAAAACATATTGGCCATCACGACGTTAATCAGCACGTCTTTCAGCCACAGCACCGGCGTAGTGACAATGACGTTAATCAGTCGCCAGAACGGCGACATACGCGACGTGTTGGTGACAAGCCCCTCGGCATTGACCTGCGTCTGAAACTGTTCCGTGATGGCCTCAGTCGTGACCGGCATACCGGCATCAATCAACACCTGCTCGTAATTAACCTGCGGTTTAGTGGTCATAATCTGCCGTCACCTGAATGCGGCCAAAATCATAGGTTTCAGCCGTTAGCCATAATCGCGTTTGCGTTTCTTTGCTTAATTCAACCGTGCCTGGAATAATTCGCTCGTCATCTTCAACCAGAATAATGAGTTGCGTCATGATATCGGCGCGTAATGTCGGGCTACGCTCAGCAATTAACTTTGTGGTCAGCCCGCTTTCAATAATGGCGTGTACACAGTCCTGCCCGATGCTGGCACGGTTATTACATAAAACCGGCTCATTACCGGCGTTCAGATTAAAATCACGTCCTGTAATTAATAAATCGATGTATTTCGCTTCATCCATTAGCGTAACTCTTCCCATTCCTGTAACTGTTCCGGCGTCATGCCTTTGCTGGCATTAATTGTGATATTGCCAAACGTTTTACTGTTATCTGTATACGATTTATTGTTATTGCTGATTTCTTTATTTATCCCGCCGCGCTCAATGCCTTTTATCTGCCCTCCGGTTAATAACGAGTTATTAACCGCATTTAAACTTTCTGGCGGCTTTATATTTACGGGCATTGATGTAACGGGTGATGTCGTCGTTACGGGCATATCAATATTTACGCCGGGGATATTATTCAGTTTTTCAACAATCCATCCCCATGCGCTGGAAAACGAACGTAGCAGACCATCCCATAACCCGCTGAATAATTCACCGATGCCCGATACCATTTTCCCCATGGTTTCCATCAGAGAAAAATCGCTGATAGCACCAACAACCTTTTCCCAACCGGCAACAATCAGTATCCACGCCGCTTTAAAGATAAGCGCCACCATCTGGATAATTGCCGCCAGTGTCTTAAACGTCTCCGTCTGCGAGACAGCAGCAACAATCTGATCCCAATACTGGTACAGCAGATAGCAGCCCGCCGTCAGCGCGACCACGGCCGCAATCACCAGTAAAACCGGCCACAGCGCGAAATTAAACGCGATACCCGCTGACACCGTGGCCATGCGCACGGCCAGCAGCACACCGCGTAATATCCGCATCGTAGCCGACCAGGCCAGCACGGCCTTGTTGTACAGCCAGATAACGCCGACATGAATTTTCATGACGGTCGTTAACGCCATCCACAGCCCTTTTAAACCGACCATCACAAACGTGGAAACACCCATGATGATATTCACGATAGCCCCCGCTGCGGCCAGGCTCAGCACAGCCAGCACGGCATAACCGATCACGCGGGTGATATTGGGGAATAACGTTTGCCACCTGACCAGCGTTTGCCCTGCGTCAGCCAGCTTGTTGATAAGCGGATACAGCACCGGCAGCAGCGTAGCGCCCATCGCCGCCCGCATCGCGTACCAGACCGCAACTAGGCGATCCCACGGATTCGCCATTTTTTCCGCCATGTCCGTGGCGCGTTTCATCCCGTCGCTGCTGCCCAGTTCCGTAATGTGCCGCTGTAATACGCCGACATTACCGTAAAGCTGTTTAATCACGGCAGACCCGCCGCCAAAGGCATCATCCAGTTCTTTCTGTGCCTTTAGGTTGCCTTCAATACTGTCACCATATTTACCCTGCAATTTTTGCAGCATGGCAGGCATCGACAGCAATTTGCCGTTAGTGTCGGTAAACGACAATCCCAGCTTTTTGGCACCCTCAGCCGCGCCGGTGAGATACGATTCATACGATCCGCTGGCCTCAGAACCGAGCGTGCGTTGCAGCTCACCGAGCACGGCAAACTGCTCATCCATGCCCACGCCAAAGTTGGTGCCAGCGCCTTTCGCACCTTCCATCAAATCCCTGATTGTGGCCATTTCTGTGCCAAACGCCTGGCGCATGTATGCGGCCTTCCCCGCCACCTGTTCCGCAAACGTCAGATTGCCCAGCGTGTTGGCATCCGTGCGAAAATTGGCGAACATCTGCCCCATAAATTCCGTGGTATCCGCCGCCGTTGATTTCAGCGCAGCGGCGACGGTATTCGTGATTGTCGTCATACGCGGCAACTCACCGTCAGATAACCCACTGACCGAGCGGTTAATCATTTCCGTGGACTGCACAAACTCCAGCGCCGACTTGCCATACTGCACACTGAATTTAAGGCCATTCTCCGCGACCTGTTTTAGCGTCGCATCGCTGACCCCCTGCGCCGACGCAGACAGCAGCGCATCATTCATTTCGATAGCGGGGGCGAGCGCATCACGAATGGCCAGACCGGTGGCAAACAGCCCCGCTCCACCGATGGCCATACGCTTAAATGCCGCCTGTGATTTTTCAGCAAAGCCGGTCACTGACGTTTGCGCCTGTTTAATTGGGCGCGTCAGTTTATCAATCAGGCTTAGCGTAAAATCCAGTTGCTTCATTATTCGCCCTTAAATGCCAGCGCAATGCCGTTTGCCACGGCAATATGCATCTTTTCCCAATGAGAATTATCCAGCCACACGGCGCGGGCTAAATTATCGGTATCGTCTGACTCATGCGGTAAATAATGCCGCCTGAGTGTTAACGCCTGTTCGATAAAATTGCTATCTATTGCCCGCACCCGCTCGGTTAGTTTTTTACTTCGATTTCCAGCTTCGGCGCATATTGCGTATTAATGACTTCCGCGATTTGCAGCGCCGCCCCTGGCTGCGCCAGCAGTTCATCCAAATCTTTTTTACTGTCCGCACTGACAATACGGCGTAAATACGTTACAGCAGGCGCAATTTTATTATCCATCGCCATATCATTAATCAGGCCGTTATACGCGACCGTTGTCGGCTCAAACGTTAATTCCTTGCCTGCAATCGTTAATACAATCTTGCTCATTTCATTTTTTCCCGCTGATTGATTTCATCGACTAATTGATTATGCCGTGCGGCACAATCACCATAGATTTCTGGCCATGCGGTTAGTGGAATAGCCGCATCCATTCCGGTATTTCCGGCTAATAGGGGTAAGTTATTTACCGGACATTTCTTTTTCAGACTTTCCTGATAACGCACGCTCGGTTCGTTCGACGGCAGCGTTGTACAGGCTGACAAACTCGTCAGACAGGCACACGTTAGTAAAAACCGGCTTAACGATTTCCCGATAAATTTCCTTGTTCGGCGCATTGCGTATCGCCTCCAGTTGGCTTTCCAGTTTCTGCCCTGACTGGCTGGCAATCTCCTGCATTGCCTGGCGGGATGCGTCACCGGCTGCTTTCGCTGCCTTCGCAATCGACAGCTCCGCGCTATCGCGCTGCCAGTTTGCCGCCTGCCAGCCAGCAGCAAAAACGACAGCCAGCACCACACCAACCAGCCAGGGTTGCCCCATCAGCGCACCCCGTTATGCTCAAGGCTAAAGTGGTTGCCGTCTGGACGGGATTTAAAGCGCCCGCCCCAGCTGCCGCCCAGCGATTCCCAGTATTCCCCCAGCGGTAAATAATCTTCCGTGCGGGTTTTGTATTCATCATTGATGAACAGATTCAGATCGACGGCAAGCCGCTGGGTATGCAGGCTATTTGCAATCCCCTTGCCGCTTTGCGCGTTCAGCTTCGCCTGCTCCGGCGTGCGGTGCGCTTCACCGAATGTCAGCTCGTACCCCTGCGTCGCCGCCCAGGCAATCAGCTCTGCCACCATTTCAGTAAAACGCTGCTGCTTATCCAGTAACTTCATTGTTTCTTGCTCCCTGTTAACAAACTACTTCCCCTGCGGCGCAGCCAGATTTCTACAGTCTGGTGACCGGCAACGCCGAACGCTGCCGCCAGTCCGGTGATCGCTAGCAGTGATAATCCAGGTATCCAAATCAGCACCGCCCCCGCAGCCATCGACGTGGCCGCACCTAAAATCACCCTGCCAACAAACAGGCGCGGCGTAATTTTTTCGTCACTCGCCAAAACCTGACCAGCCGCAATAAAGCCCCCCAGCGTCAGCAACCACACCACTAATTTTTCATATTCCTGCATGGGGTTTCCTTACCCGATAAGTTTTTCTGTCAGTTCCGATTCCAGATACGGAATGCCGTTAATGCGCACAAAATCGGGGCTCGTCACCACATATTTGATTTTGTGCGTCACTACGCTGCCGCCCTTCGGATCGTTGTCGAGAATATCGCTCAGAATCATCTTGCAGCCGAACGCCTCCACCTTGATTTCTTCGTTACCGGCCTTGGCGTACCACATCAGATCAACCGGCTCGATACCACGCCATGACCCCGCACCACGCGCCTTAGCGGTAATAACGGCCAGACTCTTGGTACTGAATTCCATTTCCCCCTCTGCCGCCACGTCACCGGCGACCCAGCCATCAGGGACACCCTGCGTCTGTGCGGCGGCGGTGTTATCCGTAATGCTTAAGCCGACTTTTTCAACGTGAACCAAATCGCCGTCCATATTGAAGTCAAACGACTGGCCGGAAATCCGTTTCGTCATGCGTCACCCCCCAGTGACTGATCCAGAATCAGACTCACAGTGATCCCTTTCGGGCACTCGTACGTCCGCACCGTGATGTAAATTTCCACTTTGGTTTTTGTGCGCCATGTGATCACCACGTCACCATCCTGCGGCGGCTTTACTTCGCCTGGGAACGTCACGCCGTTAATCTGGCTGCTGCGGGACATTTCACGCAGCGTTTTGGCGAAATATGCCTGGTGCGCTGCGATGCTGCCTGGCGTGCTGTTCAGGCTGCGATCGGCAATCTTGGCAATAGCCTTTAACCGCACGCGCCGCGCTGCTTTATCGACAATGCGCAGGTTTTCGACCGCTTGGTAATCGCCGCCTTCTACGTCCAGTGTGCGGCCATCAGACCAGTAATAACCGTCATAGTCGGGATACCACATCGGCACGCTGTAGCGCAGCGCTTCCAATGCCTGTAATGTCGCTAAATCCAGCGTCGCACCTTTTGAATCCACCGGCAGCGCGGTAGCGCCCATGTCCAGCAGTGCGCCGGTTTGTACCCGCGCCGGACTGTCAGCGATCGTCACAGCACGATTGCACAGACGGCCTGCCAATACGCCAGGCTCGTTACCCCACAGACGCGGCACCAGTTGCACAGCAGGAACAGCGGCACCCTCCTGCAACGTACTTAACCGCGCCAGAGAACCCGCCCACTCTTCACCGGCCTGCACGCCGTCCACGGCCAGAATGAACCACACCCAGCGTCCAAACTTGGCGATAAGTTCTGCCCGCAGGCTGGCCGCTGCTGCGATGGTGTCTTTGGTTGCGCCCAGCGTCAGCACGACACCCTCGACGCTGGCCACCTGCTGCGCCGCTTTTACCGCATCCGCCCAGGCTGTATGCATATCCTCGGCGGGCGTATCCTTCGGCAGAATGCTGATAAAGCCGCTCCAGTTCTGGCCAGCATTCAACATCGCCGCATTTACGGTGCGTTTCAGCACAGAATCTGCGTCACCCAGCAGCGCATCCAGATTGCTTTGGGTATTCACTGGCACGGTTTTGACTACTTTGTCCTTCCCCGTTCCCAGCCCGACGAACAGCACCACCCGTTCAATTTCGTTGGTTTCGCCTTGTAGCTGGTTAACCTGATTAATCTGTACCGTTGGCCAACTCATCCCTACCCCTTGATATCCTGCGCCTTCACGTTCCAGCCAAAGCCAATGGCTTGCAGCTGCCGCGCCAGCGCCTTGTTAAATTCATCATCGCTCATGCCCAAAAACGGACGGGCGGGAACGTCCACTGTCCACGCGGCTTTTACCGCCTTGCCGCTTAACTTTTTGATAAGCAACCCGGCCTGATCAAAACGCAACGTTTCTTCAATTTCCTTGTAAGGCGGCTTGCGCCAGCGGGTGCCGCGCTTCACCTTGTACCCCAGCGCCCGTAACTTTCTGGCCTGGCGACGTGTGGCCATCCGTTTGGGATCTGATTTACCCCGCGCAACCTGTGCTCCCTTCACTGAGACACGCATACCGTTTTGCTGGCTAAACCCCACCACCCCAGCCGGAACCGGCGTCACGCCGTTTCGATATCCGCCGCCTTGCAGGTATATGCGCACCGCGTTGATTTCGGGCATTTCGCGGATATGCAGCAGTTTCGGCATGTTGCGCAGCATCTTGCCGCGCCGCTTTCCCTTACGTGCCGCCCAGGCTTCCCCGTCCGGTGCCTGCTGCTTGCGAACGTGCCGTGCGGCGGCATTAATCACCCCGTACTTAGCCAGCCGCCACAACAGGCGCTGGCGTTTCTTGGGCGGAAAATCCAGCGAGTTAAGCGCCTGGCGCAATTCCTTAAGCTGGGATTTGCTCAGCTCACCATTGATGATCACGACGGTTGCCCGATCGCCGCTCCGGTGTCATCCGCACCAAAGATTTGCCCTTCCGTGGCAAACCAGATTTCCGGCTCAGTCAGACGCCAGCGTTTGCCGTCAAACGGGATAATGCCGTTATCGTCCTCAATGATGGCCAGTGATGCAGCCAGCTTGACCGACACCACCACGGTGGCGGTATCCTGATCGATAACGTCAACGTCCAGCGCGGGCAATTCCCTGTCCAGTCCCGCATCCATAAACGGCTGTTCGTCCTGCTCGGTCTGCCAGACCAGCAACAGGGCGCACAGATTTTTCGGATCACACTCCCGATACGGCCAGCGCTCCCAGCTCAGCACCGCATCAAACTGCATGACCGCTAACTGATACTGCCCCTCGCCTAAATCCCGCTGTGCGCTGATAAAGCTGATTTCATCCATGAAGCTGTCAAAGCCCTGCATTACTCGCTTCGGCAGGTTTTTAGTGACAAAGGCGGTCAACGCATCCAACTGGCTCATACCATCTTCACCGTGGCACGTTTCAGCCCCTTCACACTGCGGATAACCATCGCCGCTTCCGCCAGCAGTCCCTTGCGTGTTTCGCCCCCCTCCTGCCCTGGATGAGACTCGCGACGGCCAATCGTGGCGAACTCGCCGATAAGGTCGGCTTTCGCCCTGGCAAACACCGCTTTTTTATACTGCGCACACAGCAGATTTTCCCCGTCCAGGCTCACACCTGGCACCGCGCTGGCCATGCCATAGCCATTATTTTTATGCCGCTGCTCTATGCTGACTAACTCCGCGTTAACCTCACCGGCAGCGGTTAACAGCGCCTGCGCGACCGTTCCCGCGTTAATATCAGCCGGAATGGTGCGTTGCTCCTGAAAATCCCGCAGGTTCAGATCCGGCCAAAATCCATTGTTGGCCAGCACAGCATCCTGATAATCAACCGGCGTTCCGCTAAACATAAATCCCCCGAAAAAAGCGGGCTGACCGGCTTCCACGGCACATAACACAAACGTGTATTGCCTCAGCCGCGCCCGCTCGGCTTACGGTAGTCTTTTAACCCTGAGACGGCGTTACAGCATGAATTTCCGACTCATCAAACCAGCGTTCAGTTGCCTTACCATCAGCGGCCAGATAGTGGACATAGTAGGAGTTCGGGTATGTTTCATACTCCGCACGCCCCTTCACATTCCCTTGTTCACCACTGACACCAACCGCAACCAACTACCCTAATCCATACTTAAATTCCATGAATAACCTCTCAATTTTTCTGTAATGACCGGATGCGGGCGGCGATGGTTTTACGCATCGTTCCCACACCGACCCTGCGGTAATACCGTTCCGCCTGTGCTAACAGCGCATCAGCCTGGCGTAACAGCTCTATATCGTCCGTCGCCGTCGCTCGTGCCTGGCCGTTGTCGTCACGCAACAGCAGCAACCCCGCGAACTTGAACCATTTAGCGTTAATTTCTTCATGCAAACGCCAGTTCTGCGCCACATTGGTAAACGTGCGGGAGAAATACGGCTCAACGCTCTGGCCGCTTTCTGCCGTCAGCTCTGACCATTCCAGAATGGTATCTGCGACAAAAGCGGCAAAACTGCGCTTAATGTTGTCGGGGGTGCGCTGTCCCTGCGCAATGGCGATATCCGCCCAGTCCAATGCCTGATCAAACTCGTCAACATCAAACAGCCAGATGATGCAATGGGAAAAAATGGGATGCTGGTACACCTCGCCGCTGTCCAGATACGCCTGAACCGTGGGCAACCAGCGCGGCAGCAATTCCCGCCGCTTCATCTCCACGCGATCGCTCGTCATGGGTAAACTTCTCAGCCGCTCAATGTCGTTTTCCAACGCCCGAATCTGTAAATGCAGGCTATGGCCACCGGTGATCGGCTGGCAGCGTGATAGCTGCTGTTCAGCCTGCAATCGGGCGTTATGACGTTGAGCGGGTGAAAGTGCCATGATTATTCCCCTTCACCGGCAGGCGGATTTGCTGGCTCGGCTACGGTGCCAATCGTCACCGCCGCTTCATCGATCGCCGCGTACAATTCCGGCTCTTCCACCGCGTAGCCTTCATTGCGCAGGTACTTGTTTTCGTACTGCTTGCGGTCATCTTCAAAACCGGCTTTACGCTGGCGCGTATTGCGCTGGGTGTAGATATGCAAGTTATTGAGCGTCGTCACCGTCATGCGCTTACCTGGCATAAACGGCGGCACGATGGCCTTACGTCCAGCAATCGTGCTATCCAGCATTTGCGCGGCGATTTTCTCAGTCGGGCGGTCTGCTTTCTGGAACAGGCGGTATTGCTCGGCGGCGACCAAATCCGCGCCAACCAGCACCACCAAACGCGGATCGTTGCGGAACTGCTGCGGGATTTTGGAGTTAATCAGGTCAGATGCCATCGCATCCAGTGAGCGGTAATCGCCGTTGTCGTCAAGCGTGACCGCGTCCGTGATAATCTGCCCTTTGTAGTCGGTAGAGTTTTTAATCAACTGATGCCAGCCGACGTTAACGTCTTCCCCGTTCGGGTACTTATCAGGATCGGTGGTGTCAGCCACCTCTTTGCCGTTAAAACCAATACGCAGCATATCCAGCGCAAACGCCAGGTTTGAAAATTCCTGTACCAACTGGAAAAACTCGTTTTCATTGCCTGCATTAGCCCAGACGGACAGCAGATCCCACTTCAATACCGCACACGAATCGGTCTCAACCAATTTGTATTCATTACCAGACACACCGACGCCGCGCGTAAAACGCCCGTCTTTCTTACGTCCGGTATGCAAACCTGACTTGCCGACATTCACCACCTGGCCGGACAGTTGATCGACGTCCATCACATTAATCATGGACAGAAAATCCACCGACTCCAGCAACGCGGCACGCAGCTGCGTTTCTTTTGGATCGGACAGCGAAAAATAATTGGATACATCCGTTACCCCGTGCGCCTCTGACAGCGCAGCAGAAAACGAGTGTAAATATCCACGCGCCCGCTGATTTAAAAACATAGAAATCCCTCTCGCGTCATTGCGAAATAAAAATATACAGAACCGGAAATAACCGATTAATTACGGCTGCAACGAATTACACCAAATGGTTAAACGTTTTTGTCTTGTCGCCAATTTTGCGTGTCGGCAATTTGGTGATTTTTTCATCCAGCTTGCCAAAGTTTTTAAGAATAGTAGGCAGGTTATCGCGCAGCATGGCAAATTCCTGCGTATCCACCGCTTCGATTACCACTTCCAGATCTTCCTGTACCGATTCCTGAGCGGCTTCCAGTTTTTCTACGCGAGTTTCCAACGCGGTTAGAGCTTCGGCCAACGCCTGTAATTTATCGCCACCCTCTTCACCACCTTCTTCCTCAGCGAATTTTTTCGGCTTAATATTAAACAAGCTGTGCCACGTTGGTTTCGTTGATTCCTTTGCCATTTCCTTTTCCTTAAATTCTTTTACTTCATCAATCACCAGCGGCTTTAATGCGCCAAACAGGCGATTCCGATTTTTTCGCGATTTAAAATGTAATCGCGTCGTGCCCACACTGGCGGGTTCATTTGTCACCCCCAGCCCTTCAAGATAGTGCTTGCCCGTTCCACGGAAATTACCGTCTGGCGTCAATTCCACCGAGCAAAAAATCATTTGCCCGTCTCGGTTAGCCTGTAACAAATGGCTATTTGGCCGCAGCTGTGCATACAGGCGCATCAATCCGTCGTCGCCGTCTTCCGCTTTAACAGACAGCACCTCGCCCATATTTCCGCACCATCTTTCATGCTCAGGCCAAATCAAGGCGGCATAGAGTTGCGGATCGTAAAGCTCGGCGGCATCAATTAACCATTGCCTTTCCATTTGCCGCTTATCAACGGTCTCGCCTTCCGTGGCAATACAAATCCAGTTAGTCATTAACTGAGACATTTCGTTATTTCCATACTCGCTATATTGCGACAAGGGGATTATTACCGAATAAAAAACAAGTCAACAGGCGTTTAATTCTTATCTGTTCGGTTATCCGCTTATTCCCGAACCAACCCGACTCAACAGGAAATAAATAATAAAAATAACCCCGCATAATGGCCGCATGGCTAAATATTCCGATGAATTAATAGGTGTAGCGCGGGCGCTCTATTTAAAAAGAGCGACACCTAAAGAAATTGCCGCTGATTTAAATCTGCCGAATACGCGGATCGTTTACTATTGGGCGGAGAAATTTAACTGGTCTGATTTACTCAGTCATGAAAGCACAGAAGAAGCGATCGAGCGCCGTTATCAATTGCTGGTCGGGCGTGACAATAAAACCGAGCTGGAATTAAAAGAACTCGACACGCTGATCACACACGCCGTGAAGCTGCGGGCGCAAAGCAATAAGCACAAGGAAAAGCTGGCAGAAGCCAAAGGCGGCGGACAGCGCAGTAACGGGCATGACGATGACGACGAACGCCCCGCGAAAAAGCGTAAATACCGCAAAAATGATATTTCCGGCCTGAGCAAAGAGGATTTTGACGCCTGGGCGGAAGAGTACCTTTTTGGTTATCAAAAGCACCTCCGCGCCAACATCGGCGAAATGGTGCGCAACATTCTGAAAAGCCGCCAGATCGGGGCAACCTGGTACTTTGCCTTTGAAGCCTTTGAAAATGCCGTACTTACCGGTGACCCACAGATTTTCCTGTCAGCCAGCCGCGCCCAGGCGGAAGTGTTCCGCTCTTATATCGTCAACATTGCCCAGGAATATTTCGGCATCACGCTGACCGGCAACCCGATCCGATTATCCAACGGCGCAGAGCTGCGCTTTTTGTCTACCAACAAAAACACCGCGCAGTCATACAGCGGCCATTTGTACTGTGACGAATATTTCTGGGTACCGAACTTTGCCCGCCTGAATGAAGTGGCCAGCGCGATGGCCACACACGACAAGTGGCGCACCACCTACTTTTCTACGCCCAGCGCCAAAACGCACCAGGCTTACCCGTTCTGGACGGGCGAAGAGTGGAAGCGCGGCAACAAGAAACGGGCGGCGGTCAAATTCCCTGCGTTTGACGAACTGCGCGACGGCGGGCGGCTCTGTCCTGATGGCCAGTGGCGCTACATTATCACGATGGAAGACGCGATCGCGGGCGGGTTCAACCTGGCCAGCCTCGACAAGCTGCGCAACCGCTACAACGTGGACACGTTCAACATGCTGTATATGTGCGTGTTCGTTGACAGCAAAGATGCGGTATTCAGCTTTGACGACCTGGAACGCTGCGGCATCGATCCCGACATCTGGCAAGACCATGACCCGAAAGCCCCGCGCCCGTTTGGCAACCGTGAAGTATGGGGCGGCTACGATCCCGCCCGTTCCGGTGACCTGTCCACATTCGTGATTATCGCCCCGCCGATTTATGAGGGTGAAAAGTTCCGCGTACTACGGGTGATCAACTGGCAGGGAATGAATTTTCGCTATCAGGCCAACCAGATAAAAAAATTATTCCAGCAATACAACTTCACTTACATCGGCATCGACATCACCGGCCTCGGTATCGGTGTCTTTGAAAATATCCAGCATTTCGCCATGCGCCAGGCCAAAGCCATCCGTTACGGCGTGGAAACAAAAAACCGACTGGTAATGAAAGCCGCCGACGTGGTGGAAAGTAAACGTATCGAATGGGATCAGGATGAGAAAGCGATCGCCGCGTCCTTCATGGCCATCAGAAAAACGACCACCGCCAGCGGCAACGCGATGACGTTTGTCGCCGACCGCAGCGCGGAAACCGGTCATGCAGAAGCCGCCTTTGCGATTATGCACGCGCTGGATAACGAACCGCTGAACTATGAGAACAAACCCCAATCACGATGGAGATTAAAGAAAGCAGCATGAAACGGAAATCACAGCGACGCGGGCAGGAAGCGAACAGCGCCCCGCAAAAGAAGAAAATGAGCATTATCACGTTTGGCAAGCCCGAACCGGTATTAACCACCGGCACGGATTACCGTGACGTATGGTATGACAATAATTTCGACCATTACACGCTGCCGATAGACCGCCTCGCCCTGGCGCAGCTTATCAACCTGAACGGCCAACACGGTGGCATTGTCTACGCACGCCGCAACATGGTGATTTCTGATTACCAGAGCGGCGGATTAACGCACGATGAGATCGGCGCGGCGGCGTTCGACTATCTCACCTTTGGGGATGTAGCCATCCTGAAAGTGCGTAATGGTTGGGGTTCCGTCATTGACCTGGTGCCGCTGCCGTCACTCTATCTACGCCGCCGTAAAACCGGCGAATTCGTGGTATTGCAGGATGGCGAACCGCTGGTTTACCCGTCTGACGATATCATTTTTATCAAGATGTACGACCCGCAGCAGGAATTCTACGGCCTGCCGGACTACATCGGCGGTATTCACTCCGCCCTGTTAAACAGTGAAGCGGTTATCTTCCGACGTCGTTACTACCACAACGGGGCGCATACGGGCGGGATTCTCTACACCAGTGACCCGAACATGACGGATGAGATTGAAGAGGAAATCGAACAGCAGCTGGCCAACAGCAAAGGGATCGGCAACTTCTCCACCATTCTGGTGAACATCCCGAACGGGGATAAAGAAGGGGTGCAATTTATTCAGATGGGCGATATCAGCGCCAAAGATGAGTTTGCCAACGTGAAAAACATCAGCGCCCAGGATGTGCTGAATGCGCACCGCTTCCCCGCTGGCCTGTGCGGCATTATCCCGCAAAACGCTGCCGGTCTGGGCGACCCAGAGAAAGCGCGCGACACGTACCGAAAAGATGAGGTGACCCCGATACAGCGGCGTTTTCGTACCGCCATCAGCGCCGATCGGGAAATACCGGCACACCTGCACCTGAATTTTACCGATGATAAAGCGAAGTAGAATGCAGCATGAGACTGAAACCGTTAAAATCCCAGCAGTTTGATTCGCTGGGAGCCAGAAATATGCGTGTAATGAAAGTCGTTTGCCCTGAGTGCAACAGCAAGGCGATTATTCGTAAAACCGTGCGTAAACATCGCCATATATCCGATATCTACTGTGCGTGCGCTGACGTAGAGTGTGGGCATACGTTCGTATTAAATATGACCTTTTCACACACACTCAGCCCCAGCGCAAAATCACAAGACAGTTTATTAAAGGGGATCGTGGATACCTTAAATCCAGAAAAACGGCAGATGCTATTAAGCCTACTGCAAAACCCCGCCGCCTGATTCGCCCCCATTCAGGGGGTTTTTCTTTCCGTATTCATCAACTTTGCTGACCAAATCCCGCGTTAACTCTGCTATCCAGTTAATCGCCAGCTCCCGATCGGAATCACCACATTCGCTGTCTGCAACCAATCGCGCAACCAAATCAATACGCTGCAATGCCAACGATTCAAATAAAAAATCCTGCATAAACACCCCGAAATTAACTGTACATATATCCAGTATATCAAAATGTTTCTTAATTAATACTGGATAAGGCCATTGTATTTTAAAGCATTTATGTGGACTACCAGTTCCAGCCATCCCACAACTCGCAATCGGTTGATTTTTCATACTCATTCAGCTGACCGTTAGCCATTCGCAGCATACGATCCCCGCCTAGCGACAGGTTTCCGCCCCGTAAAAGAATGCTGACCTGCTCATTTTCCCCGCTAAAACCACGCAATTTTAATAACTCGGATAATCGTCGCCGGTTCCCCTGCGTACAGTTATTGACAGAACTCCAAGGGGCGGCAGAGCCGCCAGAAAAGCCCGCCTCCGCTGACGCTACGGCCAACTTCGGGACAATGTTCCATGTAACTAAACGCGTAACGACTTCGGACGCCGCACCCAGCAACGGCGAATAAACCCCCTGTACGCGCTGCACATCCTCTGCGTACTGATTGCCCTGCTCGGTAATTTCATAGGCCAGACGCACGACCAGATTATCGCGTGATACCAATGCCCCGCCCTGCGCCTGGGTGTACGCCGCCCAATCCCCTAAGTCAGCCGCAGCTAGTACGGCATCCATACGGACATCATCAAGCTGGATATCTCGCAGGCGACGCAGTTCACGATAAACCGTTACCGGCGCACCGCCGATCTGCTGGAACTGGCGGATACGCCAGCGTGATGCCCAGGCAGAAACCGCCTTTGACATGTCTTTCAGGCTTTCACCGGTTTCCTCATCGGTTTCACCGTCCAACGAAAAGCCATCAATGTTTTTTGAAATGTATTTTGCGATGTAGCCCGTCGCCGAACCTTTTTCGGGATCGATAGGTTCAACGTGAAAACGCGCCTTTAGCGCCTGTTCACTCTGTAATTCTGTAGAATCAACGTAGCGGGCGTAATAACACATAATGTCACGCACCTGATCGACATGCTCAGGACGCATAAACAGCAACATATGCCAGTGGGGAGTTCCATCGTGATGCGGCTCCACCACGCGAAAACCAAACACGCTGATTTCCTCACGCGACAACGCGGCGCGGATTTTCGCCCATACGCTGCACAGGTACTTTTGCGTATCTCGCGGGCTGGCACCGTTCCATTGCTTAACAAATCCCCCACCGCTGTGCGCAGAGTGATATTTTGACGGCGCGGTAATGGTGTAGAACTCACCGGCACAGCCCATTTCATTGGCTAAATCTTCGAAACCTCGCATACGAACCATAAGTTCACATCTCCTTATTGCTGGATTGGCATTGCTGCCATTTACCATGTCATTCATTGATACCCGTTCGCCCGTTTCGGGGTTTTCGAGATCGAATGATTTAAAAAACTCGCGATTCCGTTTCTTCTGAGCAATCCATTCACCCAACGTGCTGCGGGAAACATAGGCCGACGCCGCTTTTTGCACCTGTCCCACCGCAATGGCCATATGCTCACGTTGCAGATCACGGCGGCGTTTGATGCGTACTCGCCACCATTCCGGCGACATCATGCGCAGCAGACCAGATTCAGCACTGTGCGTCGGCAATGGCCTGCGGCCTTTGGTGAACTGCGCCCAGTATGGCGGCTGCGTGCCAGCTTGTAGCGTTAAGCGCCCCAAATGCCGGAACGCCAGCAACGTGATTTTGCGCATATCCAGATCGGCAGCATTCGCTATGCCCCGCTCGGTATAGTCCTGAAAGCTGGCTGCCATAAAATCCGCCAGTTGAGTAGACAGGCGGCGGATATCATCACGTTCGTATGTCGGCAGTTTTTCCAGATCGTCAGAGAACGGAAACGGGATATCACCGGCAGACAGGAATTCCGTTTGATAGCGCGGCATGATTTTGCGCAGGCGTGGCAATACGCTTTCACCCAACGTGCGGCGTAAAAACGTATTGGCGCGGCGGCGTCCTTTGTGTTCATCGGATTTAAATAGGGTTTCGTAGCGCTGACCAAAATATTTAGCTAGGTAATCCGGCATGCCGGAAAAATACGGATGCCGCCAGTCATGATCGGTTTTGTCCATATGCCATAAGATGCGCTCAACATAGCTAACGCCATCCGGCACGCGTGGCGCGAACTGCTCACGCTGCCAGTTCAGGGCAGCGTGATGATCTCCATTTTTTTCTGCTACTTGAATCACTGTGCGCCCCGCAACTCACCTTCATAGCCAGTGCGCAGGAAGCGCAGCGTTGAACCATTTCGCAGCGGCAATGACTCCTGATAATTGGCCGTCAGCACGCCGATCACTTCTTTAGCCGCACCGCGAGTAATAGCGTTAGCACTGATAGAGCGCTGAACAGCGATTTCATGAAACACAAAGCCCTGGTAAATAGCGTGTGTGGCCGGGGTATCGCTGTTTGAAATCACACACTGAGCACCATGCCTGCGATTAGCATCAGCCAGCGCGGCAGCTAATGTGATGTGGTGATCAATGGAGAATGACGCTGTGTGATACTGAGTGAAATTGGCGGTATCACTGGCGGGCAGGTACGGCGGATCGCAGTAAATAACCGCAGCAGGGCTCGCATGTCCCTCTATGGTCTTGCAAAACGGTGCAACCCTGAAAACGGTATTAGTATCACGCGCCTTTTCTGCAAACTGACGGATTTCACTAGCAGGGAAATATGGGGAACGGTAACGGCCAAATGGCACGTTAAATTCACCGCGCTGATTATAGCGGCACAGGCCGTTAAATCCGTGTCGGTTCAGATACAAGAAAAGCACAGCACGCTGTAGCGCCGTACCCGCGCCAGTTGCACGCAAGAAATTAAACTCTGCCCTACGCCCCAGATACTCACTTTCCGTGTTACCCGTCATGAACAGCGACTGCGCATCACGGATCAGCAGCTCGGTGTCAGCAACCGCAACGCGATACAGATTAATCAGATCTGGATTAATATCGGCCAATACATAACGGCGATAATCCGTATTCAGGAACACCGACGCGCCGCCGACAAATGGTTCGATGAGGCAATCACCTTTAGGCAGGAGCGGCAGCAAATCAGGCAAGACGCGGGTTTTACCCCCCGCCCATTTGATGAACGGGCGGATCATATCGCCAGCTCCTGCGCTGAATGCTCAAAGCGTTCCGCCTCTTTGCGCAGCAGCTCGATAATCTCCGTCGCGGAATACCCTTTTTGCTGAAAATGAACAGTCAGTGTGGAAAGACGCATGGCAAATGAAAAGGGCTGGTCTTTCTTTTCTTCCAGCCGTGCGTTTCTCATCAATTCCAGTAGTGCGCCATTATCAGCAACCGCATTTGTACGGCGTGTTTCGATATTTCTCATGATGATTTTCCTGTTTTTAGGTAATACGAATCCCCAGCCGTAGAGGCTGTAAAAAAGAAAGGCGTATTACGGGTTAATTAACGGATTGGTTTTCGCTTTGTTCCGCTTCTGGTTCGGAACGGTTGATAACAAACACGCTACGGCCAAAATGACCAGGCTGAAACGCGGCGGTCTTCTCATACATATGGCGCAGTCTTAACACGCCATTCCACAACACACGGCGCTGGTTAGCGTCAAAGTCAGCCCAGTTATAGGCAACGTGACTTTTCCCCAGCTTAGGGCGGCAGTGGAAGATCAGATCTTCACGTTCGCGTGGTGTTGCGGATTCCCAAAACAATTGGGCGGGGTTATCTGTTCCCGAAATCAGGCGGCGCATAGCCTTTAGCGGTTCGGGCAACTCCAGAGCATCATGGTGCATGATTACCCCCTGACCCCAATCAGGCGACGCCAGAACGAGCGGCGCGGTTGAGGCATATACGGCTTTTTACTCCACGGTGCAAAGTAGGCTTGCGCGGGTGTCGGCTGTACGCGCTGGCCGTTTGGCAGTTCTAACCAGCCTGTGCCTTTAGGCAACTGCGGTGATGCAGATTGGCTAGTGAGTAAACGAGCAATAGAAATCATAGTGTTACCCTTACGCTAATACCGGCATAGCTGAATTCAGCACGTCTACTGCTGCGGCCATCATCGGCGTGGATTGGAATCGGGCTTCGACAGAAAGCACAATCAGCGACAGATTACGGATTGCGCTGTTTGCGCGGTGAAGGATGGCGTTTTTACGCGCCTGAGACATTGGGGCATTTGATACAGCTTCCCCAGCGATCGCGCCCACGTCAGCGGTGGCGCTCAGTGCAAACATCGGCACATTGTGTGAACTGGCTTCATTACGTGGCACAGACGGCAGGCAGTTGATTTGCGCCAGCAGCCCATCCAGTAACGTGGCGTCCTCCGTATGGTCGGTAATGGCCAACAGTTCACAGCACGTTAACCGGTGCGGCTGTTCGGGGTTCAGTTTGTTACGCAATACCTGTGAACGGACACCAACAGCAGATGCGATCTCTTCAAGGTTGTGCGCCAGCGCAAACGCTCGGCAAGCGGCATCAAAGTGCGGGTGTTTAGCGATTTCATAATCAAACATGGTAAGCACCTGTCCTCTTTAACAAAATCGCAATCAGGGATTCAGGGTGACGGATGCGTAATGGCTTTCGCTTACCGCACGCAGAAGCAGATCCACCATGTTGATTTCCAGCAGACCGTTAGCTTTGGATTTACCTGGCTTTAAGGTCTTTTTCTTGATGGGCAAACGGCCATCATTAGCCATCGCTCTGGCCGTGGTTACTTTGGTGCCAGTACGGCGGCAATACTCTTCAAGCGTGATGTACGGCTCAGGAATTGAAATTGTAATGTTCGTGCTCATGGTGCATTATTCCTAGTTAAGTTCATATTTGGCGATATGATGGTTTTTATGTTCCCAATTGGGAACTTTGTGGATATTAGGATCCATAAGGCGATATGTCAAACGAAAAGTACACAAGTGGGTTCTCAGTAAATCCAAATGAGGGTGGGAAAAGGGCTATAGAACGCTTAGTTGAAGCCTATGGATTTTCAACAAGGCAAGCTCTTTGTGACCATCTAGGAGTATCAAAAAGTACAATGGCTAACAGGTACTTACGCGATACTTTTCCTTCTGATTGGATCATTCAATGCTCACTTGAAACAGGCGCTTCACTTTTCTGGTTAACAACTGGGAACGGACCAATGTTTGAAGATGGGAAAAGCGACGTTGTTAGCATTCCCCGTAAGAAGCTGCTGAATGGAAAACTCTACGACTCAAACTATTACATGTTTGATAAAGCGTTCCTGCCCGATGGCTTGCAAGACCCGATCGTTATCGTTGATGGCGATGTGACCTACATTGCCGATCGCAAGTTTGATGAAGTGGCGGACGGCAAGTGGCTGGTTGAGATTGAAGGTAAAACCAGCGTCCGTGATCTAACCCGTATCCCCGTAGGCAAAGTGCGTGTTAGCGGCGTTGGTATGGCGTTTGATTGCGGGATTGATGAGATTGGTGTGGTTTCAAAAATAATTATGGATTGTACAAAAATATAAGGATATCGATATGAGTGATAGGAAGATCTTTGTATATGTAAATACAAGGGATATGGTTAAAGTCCAATCAATTGAAGATATAACGGAAAATGGTGATTACTTCCAAGGAAAAAGTTTACTTGATGGAGATGAACACCAAATAAAAACCTTCCGTGTTGATAGAGTGATTAAGTTTTTCGACTCTATACAAGATGCCGAAAATCACATAGTTCAAGGTATCGACTCTGGCGAATTTTATATAAAAAAACCAAAAGAAGAAACATTCGACATTTGCTTTACAGGATTTAAAAAAGAAAGACGCACAGAGCTAGAAGAAATAGCATCATCAAAGGATATGGTTGTAAGAAAATCCGTAACCAAGCACTTAAAACTACTCTGTTATGGCTACAATGCAGGGCCAACAAAAATTAGAGATGCCAGAGACATGGGCATTCTGATTTTCAATGAAGAACAGTTTATGAGTTTTGTAGAGACTGGCGAAATAGCAGAGTAATAATAAAAAAACAATACTTGTGGGAATTTTAAATGAACGCTAAAACTAATACAGCAAAACCGGAAGAAAAAGAGCCTCAAGCACAGCCAGAAAAGAAAAAGACATGCTTTGTGATCATGCCTATTGCTGATGTAGCTGGGTACGATACAGGGCATTTTGCAAGGGTTTATCAACACATAATAAAACCAGCCTGTATTTTGGCTAACTTCGAACCTATCAGAGCTGATGATATTAATAGCTCTCACATGATTGTAGTTGATATTTTAAAAAAAATTGTTGAGTGTGATATAGCCATATGTGACTTGAGTAGCAGAAACCCTAATGTATTATATGAATTAGGATTAAGGCAAGCATTTAACAAAAAAACCGTACTAATAAAAGATAATAAAACAGAAAATATTTTTGATGTTCAAGGATTTCGTTATGCCCAATATGATAGTAATCTTCGCGTTGATAATGTTAACAACCAAGTAATAAAAATATCAGAAGCCCTAAAAGAAACTTTAAACGCACAGAATGATATCAACTCAGTAGTCCAATTACTACAGATCGAGCCAGCAAACATAGAAAGCAAGACAAAGTTAACAGAAGGTGACACATATTTACTGAATGCCATTAATGAAATAAAATCCATTATAGAAAAGAAAAACACCGTACACTTAGATAGTCGAGAAAGACCACAATATAGAAAATCCACAGTAAATATAAATGAACAAACATATAAAACTGGCGAAACATATTTTAACAACGGAGAATATTTCGGTAAATATGTAGGTATTTCACCAGAAGATAATCTTGTTTACTTCGAAGGGAAGGATGGTACTGTTTTTAGTACTCCTATAAATTCTGAATTATTAAGACGAGTGAACGAAATACCTTTTTAAAAAAGTACTTAAATAGTATTACTCATCACAATAAATGTTTAACTTTAATCTACTCAAACATTGATAACTGTTTTTATATACAGTAAAAATATAGCCCTCAGTTAAAGGGGGCTGTATGGCAGTTCGTAAGCAAGCATCAGGAAAATGGATGTGTGAGTGCTACCCGCACGGACGCGAAGGCAAGCGGGTACGCAAGCAATTTGCTACCAAAGGGGAAGCTGTCGCCTTTGAACGCTTTACCATGGAACAAGCAGAAAACAAGCCGTGGACGGCAGAGAAGCGGGACACGCGCAAGCTGTCTGACCTGATTGATGTGTGGTATCGCGCCCACGGCATCACGCTGAATGACGGCGAAGGCAGAAAGAGTATTCTGGATTGTGCCGCCACATCATTGGGTGATCCGTTGGGAACCGATTTCACCGCCCGTGATTTTTCCGTTTATCGTGAAAAGCGGCTCAACGGCGAAATATCTCACAATGGCCGTGAAGCTAAAATCAGCCCGACTACCGTTAACCGTGAGTTATCGTACTTTCGGGCATTGTTCAATGAACTGGCGCGGCTGGGTGAATGGAACGCTGCTAACCCGTTAGAAAGCGTGCGACCTTACAAAACCTCTGAAAGCGAAATGGCATTCCTGCAAAAAGACCAGATCGCCAGGCTGCTGCACGAATGCGAAGCCAGCAAGGCCAAAGACCTGTTATTGATTGTTAAGCTGTGTCTATCTACCGGTGCGCGTTGGTCAGAAGCAGAGGAGTTAACCCGCTTCCAGCTCTCACCCTACCGCGTGACGTTTACCAAAACCAAAGGCAAGCGCAACCGTACCGTGCCGATCAGCGAAACGCTGTACAACGCACTTCCCAAAAATAACGGGCGATTATTCAGTGGTTGCTATAACGCATTCAGGAAAGCGATGGAACGGGCTGATATTGTGTTGCCTGCTGGCCAGTGCTCCCACGTTCTGCGTCACACATTCGCCAGCCACTTTATGATGAACGGCGGCAACATTCTGGTACTGCAACGCATCCTCGGCCACACCGATATTAAGATGACCATGCGTTACGCCCACTTCAGCCCCAACCATCTGGAAGACGCACTGCGCCTCAATCCGCTGGCTTCCTGAATGGCGGCAAAAATGGCGGCAGCGCAAATATTTAATACTGTATAAAAACACATATAAAATTCATAACTTGATGTATTTAATGTAATTAATTGATTTCATTAGGCTATACTACGGATTCTGATTCCGGCATTCCGAGGTTCGAATCCTCGTACCCCAGCCAAATAAAGCTGGTAAAACAGCAAAGAAACGGGGCGACAGTCGAAAGACGTCGCCCCGTTTTGTTATGTCTGGTATTAACATCATCCGGTGCTAACATATGCACACCAATCAT